CGCATAACCCCTTGAAGAGAACGGTTTTAGCGTTCCCCTCCAGTCTAGAGTTTATACTAGACAAAAAGGTTTGAGGGTTAAGACCCCCAAGGTCCTATATCCTTGTACCCGCGGGGCACAAAGACTGTTCTCTTTTTCCAATCAACGCGGTCTCTAACTGTGTAGCCGTGAGAGCCGAACTCTGGGAGCTCAGAAAAACTCAAGGCATAGTCACGTTCGTGAATATACCTAGGTAACTGAACTCCGAGGTTCGACCATTCGCGGCGAAGCAGAAGAGAAAGAGTGGCAGCCTCGGCATTCGAATACCTGAACCTTCGAGGTACAGGCACGAAAATGTTAAGGTGTACGCCATCCCAACCATGTTTCCTTACGGCTTTCCAAGACGTTTCGACGTCATGGACGACCGTAGAGATTGTGGTCGGTCCTCGTTGCTGGAATCGCTTCGGTAACTGATAAACCAGGTCCTTCCATACTTTCTTGAGACCACGAAAACGAAAGTTCGTGGAACCCAGGCGAGTAGCAAGGACAGTAATCTGATTGACCAGAGTAAGAGTACCTTGATCATCTAATTGCTCCTTCCAATAAATTGGTGTGACCGAAATGCCATTAAAAGCATCCTGGCCACATGATTCACGGAAGTAGCCACTAGAGAATGTCTTCCCGGAGTTAACCGTGAAGCCACAAATCTCAAGGATCTCAACGATTGCGTCAAAGGACTCTGTAGGAACGATAAGATCATCACCGTAAACGGCGATGTCCTCGTTCACAGAACTACAGAGGGCCCAAAAGAGTAAACTTTCGAGTTCGAAAGTATACCCATTACCCATACTTGACCATTTATGATAGGACTTCCATTCACCATCTAGGTGATACGAAGGACTTCTCATAGCGGCGAATATGGTGAGCCACGGCTCAGGCAACAATGCCTGAACTACCTCCTTTGAAACAGTGTCGGAAGCGGATGCTAAGTCAATGGTCGCGTACTTACCAGTACGCGACCCATAGATTGCTAGCGCTTGATTCAAACCTTGGTAGTCTAAATTCACTCCAAAGTGTTTGAGGCGGTTTCGAAGAAACTGCCCCATTCCCTTTTGGAAGAATATATTCCACCGCGGTTCGACAGCGATAGGTCTATCTGTCTTAGCACTCTTAGGAACGAATGTGACCGAGTTACCCCTAGAAATGTTAATATCTAACATCCTAGTTTCAGGGTTTCCTACAAAGAGTTTTCCAAGAGATGTAATCTCCGAGAAGACATCTAAGTAGGGGTAAGCCCCGAGAGTAACACATCCTGGGCTCGATAATTTATTGTAAGCGGAAGTCAATCCGCGATCAGTAGAACCATCTGCTCCAGGGCCGAAGTCACAGTACTCAGTCCACGCGTACAACTTGTCGCCGAGGACCTTACCGATTTTTCTACGAGCAGAGTGAAATACTCGCTCGTAGTCGGGTAGGAAGTAAAATTCCGACCGACGATAGGGTCCCCAAACGGCATTCGTGCGCGCGCACTGGCTTTCGGCCTCTTCGAATTTCCCTTTGGCTACGGCTCGCTTATCTATGCTTGTCGGAAGCCACTTCGCTTTAGATAAAAGCTTAGTGGCCTGATGGGCACGGAAGAACGAGTCGTCATCATTGAAGGCCAGGGGATCTAAACGAAGATTAGCAATCTCGTCCCACATCGAGTGCCTCATTAGTATTACTACTGATAAGGCACGGGGACAATCCAGAGCACAAAGGATCTGCTCAGCAGTTCCGATGTGACGATCAAGCTCATGCTTTTTCATCTTACTCTCGATTGGATGTGAGTGGCTTAGCTAAAGGCCACCAGCGAATCGGAATCCTGGTCCCAGGTCATGTAACAGGTGGTATCGCCTGCAGAAGAAAGCATTAACCTTAAAAGGGTTAAGAGACTCTCTTGTGCGGCGACTTTCCAACAAACATAGCCTGGTTCTAACAAAAGATCCAACGCATGCCATACTGACAAGCGACGGCGTCGAGAAAACTCGACGCTCCGCCAATCATAACGGCGTGGGAAGGAACGAGGATCCCGAGATGGCAGTGTCTTAGACACCGCCAAGGTAAGGCCCCGAGCGCCCGCATAACTGATCAGACCCTCTCGACGACCCATACACTCATAGCATTCAGCTACGAGAAGTATGTAGTTATCAAAAGAGTCAGATAAGTCCATGTAGACGTCAAAAGGGGCCGTCTTCCCGCAGAAGGGGCACGGAATGTTGTTTCGAACGAACATTTTGAGCTCCAATGCGGGAAAACCCCGCGTAAACCGGCTAATTCGATTAGGCCGGATGGACGAAGTTTTCCACAGCAGAGGTCACGATCGCATCGCCAAGAAGGTCGATGAACATCGCCTTCAAGTCTTTACGATTTTGGAGTGACGACCTGGACGGGAATACCAAATCAAAGCTTCCAATACAATCGAAAGCTTTGGTCGGTACAGGCGCAAAGCCAAGATCCGTCTCATCCCCCAATGTTTCCATTGTGGGAAGGACGAGCTTGCCAGTGAGCCGAATAGTGCCGTTCGCATTCTCCTTGAGGGAGAGCGAAGCGACACCAGCCCCAACAGGGTAGCCTCCGTTCGTCGTGTAGTCCTTCCAGATCGAAAGATCTGGGGTGGACTGCACCAGAGGGAAGCTTCTGTTTACCGGAGTGCCCGCGGCATCCGTCAGAGTGAGAGTGGTCATGTAGATTACCTACGTGATTGGTTAAGGAAAGTAACGGTTATGTGGGGTCAAGTCGCACCTAACACAATAGGAGACCAAAATGGCATCACGAAAACCCGAACTTCCAGAGGAAAATCAGGTGGTCGAAATGACCATCTCGATACAACCTAGAGGAAAGAGCGTAGCTGTCTACACGATAGACTACGGAGGCGTCTTGCAAAATGGGAAACTAGAGTTGTCCGATCGGCAAATAAGATTGTCGAAGAGACTTCTACTAGATTTCACACAGGGCAAAACACCCGGTGAGACGTAACCTTTAACCATAACGTATAGGGTATCATTACCCCAGCGTTACCGCCAACGTTCGGCCTAACGGCTGAACGCTGTCGCCAACAACGATAACGCGTTGGCAACATGGGTTAGAGAGAAAGGGTCTTTGAGACGAGGAGGACCAACGGCAGGAAAGTTAGACAACGCTTCACGCGTGAATAACCAACCTTCACCGTCACCAGAGCCACCGGTCCAGAAGGTGTGTTGATCACCACCAACTTCGCCAGTACTCTTGGTAATCCTCGATCTGAACTTCTGTTCTGCACGGATCGATATCCAACCGCGCTGAAAAGTCAGCCCGGATGAATACGTGAGCCGTTCCAGAAAAGAACCCACTGGAATAAACCAGTCCACCACGAAGGAATAGGGAAGCAATTCCCAAGCCAACGAAAGTGGATTAGTAATCCCAAGCTGGGACAGCGAAGAGAAAAGGGAATTTCCTACGCTGTATGTTATGGCGGCCTTACCAGCCACCCGACGGTTTGAAGCGGTATAGGTAATGATTGGACCGTTTCCGGCAGGGCCGGACTCAAAGCTGGAATCACCAGCTTGAGCCGTAGCTTTAGCCTTAGCGGTAAAAGCATCACCATTATCATTCCAAGCTCGTCGAACAGTCTCACAACTGTTATACACATCCTGGAGAAGGGGTTTCCAGCCATATTGAAGCTGGAGCCACTGTTCCGGGATCCCACCGAAACCCGACTTAACGGCCGAGTTTCGAGAGTAGGCCCCAAACAACCAATGAGAAGCCGCCCTAAAGCCACCGCGACGCAATGCCGTAACGGCATGAGCGATTCGGTTAGCTGTAGAGGCAACTAGATCAGCTGTTTGGGCTCTCGTTTCGAATGCCTCACCCAGGTTAACTCGATTAGATTGGATATTATCTGCGATTTTGGCAATAAGCCGATCGCGGACTAACCCAATTTCGAATGCCTGAGAGAAGCGCTCGTCACGAGAGGGGTTATAACCCAGACCGTACACGGAGCCCCAATCGCCAAAGAACGTGTCGCCATTGTTCATATGACCAGTGACGGTTAACGGACCTTGGTGCCATGAGGCACGTGCGCGGGAATATGAATTGGTTTGTATAGTGAAAGGCCAGCCAGGAGTATCCTGACCGGACTTATCCTCATACAGTGCTCTGGCTAAATAAGTGTCAGAGCCATGAATATCGGTGTTACTCGCCAGAATATGGTAGGTAGCACTCGTACTCAAAACTTCATTCATATCAACTGGGTAGCCAGGTTCAGACATTTGACCCTCCAATGAACAGGATTAGTTCAACTAACCCTGCGAGTGAGCTAGGGCATGACGCAAGTCAATTCCTAGGTAGCGACCTTACGTTACCGCAAGGAAGTGCCCACCCGAGGGCCTCCGGAAAA